GAACTCAAGACCGGCGTCAAAGGCGAAGGGCTCATTCTCTACAAGGAAGGCGGCACAGGCGCAGGCAAGTGGGCGCTCGTGCGACTTGGCACCACGGCAACGACTGAGCTTGAAGTCGTGACCGGCGTGACGCTTGAGTCAGGTGGTCTAGTGTTCACGAAAGAGACGGTCTACGTCATCGGCAAGAAGTCTCCGTCGCCGTCAAGCGTCACGATCTCCACCACGGCCTGCACATGACGCTAGCAACCAAAAACGGCGCGATCATCCTCAAGGACGGCAAGCTTGCGAGCGACTGCGCGTGCTGCTGCCAGATTTCTGAATACTCAAAGTTTGAATGGACTGGAACGCCAACCGCATCAGCCGATTTCTGCGCGTGCTACTGGAACTCCGTTCCGCTTGTCAAATCAATAAACGAGTGCGGCGCATACGGAGGAATACCGCTTGCTGGCCTTAGCCGAGGGAGGCACGGCAACTTGTCTGGATTGTCACAATCAGACATTGACGGTTCCGCTTCTGGGTATCCAACCTATCTGAACTTTGATCAGTTAAAGGAATATAGCTCCGCAGCCAGCATGCAGTTACCTGGCACGGCGTACGCCAACGCCTCGCTTAGGGCAACACAGTCCGCGCTGTACCTTCCAGATAACACTTTGATTGGTCTCCACTCAGCCTCCGCAGAGCAGCCTGGAGTCCTCGAAGGATCATCTGTTGCCAACCAATACATGAATGGCAGCGGACACGGATACAAGATAAGCCCAGTGACTATGCCGGAGGCAATCGCTTTGCGTGATGCGCAAAAAGGGCGATCCCTGAAATACTGTGACGGCAACTGGATAGCGGACCCGGCAAAGCCTTGGAAAATAAAAGCGAGCGTTTCTGGATGGCCGCAAGGGCGATCTAGGCCAACGTTACCTGACGGTGGTGCTGGCTGGAGAGAGTCGTGGTCGCATGAGTTTTCACTCGATTCGCTTATATCTAGCAGTTCTGGAATGCCGCTTAAGTGGTCGCTTTCGCAATCTTCTATATCGGTAAATGAAGGTCCATCAACGTTCAATCGCGGTGTTGTGTGGTCAATAGCAGACAACAACAAATACGATTTTGGGCAGGCTAGACAGTTTGCTGAAAGTAGCTGGTCTTTCGGTTTGCTAGCAACATCTGAATGCACCGGGTGCAATGTAAAATTTGTCGTGAGCGTGTCTGTTTCCTTGCAAATACCGATGAGTCAGTTTGGAGCAATCTATGGTGATAGCGTTCTGTTTGATACCTTGTATTGCAGCGCATACAGCCCATGTGTAGCAAGCGGCGGAGCGTCCTGGTCGTCTCCAGCCACTGCTCGCACGATGTCAATAAGTTCATCCCAAAGCTATGGCTATAGCAATAATTTCGGTGCTTACCTAGGAATATCCGCTGTTAGTCCGAATGCAAATGACAGCTTCACATTTGAGTTTTAGCGCACCTTGGTTGGCACTGAGTTAAAAAAACTGCTTGGCTTTGCTGGCATCAGCGACAACGGATGCAGTCTGTGCATTGAGCGTGCGGCATTGCTTGACGCCGCTGGCCCCGATTGGGTTGAGCAGAATATTGACATCATCGTCGGCTGGCTGCGAGAGCAGGCCACGGCTCGCGGCCTGCCGTTCCTCGACGTTGCCGGGCGGATGCTGGTGCGGCGGGCGATACGCAACGCCAGGCGTAACGTCACACCCGCTCCCTCGCCTCCTGACAGCATGTCACACTAGCTTCCATGCCGTACTCCCTCGACATCACGCTTACTGAGTTCAAGTTCGTCAGCGTGACGCTCGGCCTTTGCACCGGATCGTCGTCGCTTCGCACGCCGTACGTGACGGCGGTGCCGGTCTACAAGAGTGCCGCGCTGTACACGAAGCCTCAGTACGGAAACCTATACAACGAGAGCGGCGCCAGCATCAGCTCGGTGTTATTTGAAGCTGGCGCCCAAATGCGGCGGCGGACGTTTGTGACGTCGCAGCAGCCTGGCGGCATAACCTACACCGACGTCTATCTGTCTGTAGTCCTGGCCCAGAGCATCCCCGTATCACCTGACGGGGTGAATGCGGTCTTCTCTCTGCCGTTCGGCGCTCAATCGAAGAGCTACGACGATGCCGACGACCCGTCAAAGTACTTGATCACGCTGTTTAACTCTGGCGTACCTGACGCCAACGGAGTGACCACGCCAGCTGTGATTGCTCAGGGCTATCTGACGCTTCCGCCAAGTGTTGTTAACGATGGTAATTCAAACAACACCAGCTACACCCAGCCGACCGTCTGTGCCATGACTGTCTCGTAGCGCTTGACACGCCTGCCACCCTATTGGCATGGGACGCACGAAGCCACAGCCGAAGCAGCCCGAGGCGGTGATCCTGCCGCCAGAGCTGGACGAGGACGACGACGAGTTCGCCGGCGGTGGCATTCCTGACGGCGACGGCTGGATTCATCTCGAAGGGAAGGAGCCCCAGCGTGAAGACGAAGGAGAGAAAAAGCCTCGCCGACGAAGTCGCAAGTAGGGCTTGCGTATACAGGCGGTTGACCTGGATAGACAGGCTAGGCGAAGACGGACGTGACGAGCTATTTCAAGCACGAGCGAGATTCCAGGCTGGCGGGTATGGCGACTTGCCTGCCGCTTCTATTGCCCGTGCGATCATAGACATTGCCAGAGAGAACGCATGGAAGGTTCCCAGCGATAAGGAACTGGCAAAATGGCTCGTCAAAAAATAGCGGACGCCATCAAGGCCAAGCTGCCTCCCCCTAAGCCTGCCGCTGACGCCGAGCAGGTGACGCAGTCGCAATCAGGCGACACGCTTGAGGCTCGCTCGACATCCAGGCGGATCAAGACCGTTGAGGATCTGCTGCGGCACATCGAGGCGGACATGACCCGCTTTGAGATTGCCGCCAGCGAAGCGACGAAGTGGGAATGTGGCGACGGCGAGGGCAGCAGTATTGAACTGCATCGCGTGTTTGTGCGGCTCAAGCCGAAGGGCGGGCCGACGACCCGCGAGATCGTGCAGGCGATGATCGACGCCGCACGCAAGGACATCACGAAGCGTATACCCAAAACGGTATACCCAAAGCTGAAGCGTGACGCACCGTGGCAAGTGCTCGTCGTGGCGGATGTTCATCTGGGAAAGTACGCATGGGGCAAGACGACAGGCGGCGACAACTACGACCTCGACATTGCCGCCCGCCTGGTGGGCGACACGGGAAAGCAGCTGCTCGCGGTTGGCAACTCCTACAAGCCTTGTCGAAGAACGATTGCGTTCGTCGGTGATCTTTTTCACTTCGACACACCGTCAGGAACAACCACCAGCGGCACGCCTCTAGAGCGTGACGGGAGATTGCAGAAGATGATTGCCGTGGGCTGCGACACGTTGCTGACGCTCGTTCAGCAGTCTGCTGAGACAGTGCCGACAGACGTCGTGATCGTCAACGGCAACCATGACGAAGTGCTGACGTGGACGTTTCAGAGAATCATGCAGGAACGCTTTCGAGGGTCAAAGTCTGTGGCAGTCAAACCTGACTTCACAGGACGGCAGTACCTCACGCACGGGCGGAATCTCCTCGGCTTTGCTCATGGACATCGGGCAAAGCGAAAGCTGCCGCAAATCATGGCGCTGGAAGCGTCACGCCAGTGGAGCGAGTGCCCGTACCGAGAGTGGCACACAGGGCACTTCCACTCGCAGGCTGCGGAGTGGCAGCGACCGATAGAGACGCTTGACGGCGTCATCGTCAGGACGGCACCGGCTCTCTGTCCTCCAGACGATTGGCACAGCGTCAACGGATTCATCGGCTCTCGGCAAGCGATGGAGACATTTCTGTATGACCCGGCTGGAGGCTTGTCGTCCATGCACGTAGCTGGAGTGCTGACAAGCTAGACACATGGATTATGACCTAACTGACGAGTATCTCGCCGAGGCACGCCAGCGAGCGTATCGCTTTCAAGGACAGTGGTGCGGCACATCGGGATCACTCGCGGCAGACGTCGCACGACTTCTCATTGAAAGGAAAAAGATGCAGGGATTTATTACGGATTTAGAGAACAGCAACGCCGCATTGCGTGAAGCCGTGGAGACTCGCCTAGCCGGCGGATGCTGCGACGGGGGCAAGTGCCACGCCACGCCAGAGGAACTCGAGGAAGGGTGGCGCGAGATCACGCAGGCGAGTTCTGCGAAGTACCACGCCGAGCGTGCAGAGCGTGTCGAGCCCGAGGAGTCTGTGCCTGTCGATTGGATTCTTCAAGGGCAGAAGGAGATGGAAGCATCCACGGACGACATCCGGTGGACGGGCGACAGCATCCTCGCCAAGCAGAGCGACGACATCCGGCCCGGCTCGCGAGAGTTCCTTGACGTGCTGGACGAACTGCGAACGCTTCACCTGCGGAAGACGATGGACTACGGCGTTGACGAGGACGCACTTTCCAACATCCGCAGCAGTGCCGACGTTGTGAATATGCCAGCGTGGGCCGGCTGCATCCTGCGGATCTCGGACAAGATGCACCGACTCAAGGCGTACTTCCGCCGTGGTAAATGTGAGTTTGACGGCGTTGAAGACACGCTGAAGGACATTGCCTGTTATGCGGCGATTGCGCTAGTTCTTCACCGCGAGCAGGGGCAGGCAGAGCCGGTCTAGTTTCCATCACACCGCCATAGTCTGGCGGTATGGTTGCCGACGCTCCACTCGCTGCCGCTGCGCCTTTCGCTGACATCGCGTCAAAGGTGTCGGCGTTCCTTGTGACTGCCCGCGTGTCTGCAAGGGACGGCTTGACGTGGAGTGAGTTCGGCATGCTCGTCGCTGCACTCGTGCGGTTGACTGTCGAGACGCTGGACTCAACCAAGACGCTGACAGGGCCAGAGAAGAAAGCCATCGTGCTGGAAGCGGTCAGCGTGTTGTTTGACTCGCTCGCGGTGCTCTGCGTGCCGGGGACTATGTACCCATTTTGGTTCATCGTGCGGCCAGCCGCTCGCTCGTTGGTGATCGCCATCGCCGCCGGAACGATTGAGACACTCTTACCGCTGCTGAGGAAACCGTGATCACAGCACTCCTGGTGGCATTCGCCGTCTATGTACTCGCCGGCCAGCAGATCACCGAGCGTGTGAAAGCGTGGTACGGCACGGCGAAGATGCCGACGATTGACGGCAAGCACGTTGCCGTCGTGGCGTTGCTCGCCGCTGCTGCGATTGCGTTCATGCCGAGCAGGCAAATGCCAGCCCCCGCCCCTGCACCAGTGCCGCCGGATGCCTTCAGTTTGCGGGGAAAAT